CCAACTGCTCCGATTGCATTATCACCGTCTGTAGAAGCGGTGTAATTAATAGGAATATCATACGCATCACCTCTAGCTGAATGAGGACTAGCTAAAGGTGCAGGACCAGTAGTAACACCAGTACTCCACAGGGAGTCTGCGTAAGCTGAAGAGCTATACGTTCCCATGTGAGGTGTACGTACTACAGGAATACCTGCAATCGATGGTAGATTCATATCCTTGATAGATCCTTCACCTCCGATATCACGGTTGAAGGCAACAAGATCTGAAACAGATTCAGAGTTGGTTGCAGTCATGAACAGTTTGTAGAACTGATCAGTACCTGTAACACAGACTAAATCTTCCAAGGGTGCTCCTGCCATTTCCAAGATACGCTTTGCTTCCATGATTGCTTCAATGAAATACTTGAGCTTCTTTGTATTAGCAAAGGAACCTATCTCAACATTAGCACTGAAGTCTTCGTCATCGAAGTTTTTGTAGTCTTGAACTAGCTTAGATGCACGTTCCTTATTGGTAGCAAGGGCAGCTTTAACAGCAGTCCTAATGATGTTCTGATCTGCTACCTTAGAAAGACCATAACCTGCTTCCTGAGTGTAGACGGATCTAACATCATAATGTTGCATCGCCTCATCGATATTGGGGACGAATTGAGCATTAATTAAGAGATCGTCTACTGTTACAATACGCTCAGAATTCTTTGCGGTTGCAGCAGGTGCAATCTCTAAACCTGGAGTATGATAGGCAGCATCACGGTACTTACCTGTCATAATAAATTGGGCCGACTTACCTTTGGTAATGGTCCGTGTACGGCAATGGTTCATCATCATGTTCTTCGTCTGGAAGGCTGTCATGACTTCGCCAGCGTACAATTTTAAAAATAGACTCCTAGTATCTCCCGCAGCATTGGTTTGACCAGTGCGGTGTCCAGTATAGTCTACGGCATTACTATCTCCTAATGGAGAAGTGCCTGTATATGTAGCCATTTTTCTTAGTTTAGCTATAGGGTTTAAAGTGTGCCTTTATAACTATCCTAAGTTTCAATTAGAGTTGTCCTCCTCAAAGGGCTAAAATCTACTCCGTTAGTATTTGTTTTTTCTAGGTCACATAAGTTTGGATTTCTGTAACTTCATTGCTACAGAATCACGAAAAGCAGGATCAGTTGCATACTTGGGACTTGACATAGCTTCTCTCATCTCTGCAAGAGAATTAAATTTCCCAGTACTAGGTGCTCCTGTATCACCTTGTAAGAGGTTAGGTTGTGAGTTCTCTGCCATGTAACGTGCATTCAATGACTTGACTGCAAACATGGAATCAGAGGGGTTTGGACTATCGATAGCACGGTTGAAGGCATCTAGTTCTGCTGAAGGTAGACTTTCTCTTGCCCACTCAACCATGTTCTTGAAGTTTTCTTGTCCACCTACTTCATTGTAAGCATTATCAACAAACTTCTCTTGAAGTGCTCTCTGACCATCTATCCAACTATTCACCATATCGGGTGGAATACCTGACTTGGCTAGTTCATTAAGCGATTCCTGTCTAAGTTTTCCGTGCTCACTGTACTCAGTATAATACTTATCAAAGCTAAGACCTTTATTTTCAATAAAATCTCTAGCTTCATCTTGACTCGCTTGCTGGTTTTCAAGTTCATCACTTGAATCAGCTTGCTGTGGAGCACCTTGTCTAGAATGGAACTCCTTCTCAAGTTGACCGTATGCCTGTGCTAAATCTTCAGCATTATTAAACTTCTCAGGAAGCCAAGATGGACGGTTAGGATCTTGAGCAGATACACTATGAGCATCTTCTGCTTTTTGGATCATCTCCTGTACATGTTCCTGACTCTCAGGAGGAGGTGCTTCATGCGTTTGTACTTTGTCTACCATTATTATCCTTCAGCTTGTTCTTGTTGTTGAAGTTGACCTTCTTTCATTGCCTTCACAACTTCTGGTGCTGCTCGTTCTCCGGCTTTAGCCATAGTTTGTTGCATCATCATCTGTTGCTGTTGTTGTTGCTGTGCTTGCATCTCCTGCTGTTTTTGCTCCTCTGTTTTGAGGAGTCCTTCTGTGTCAATTCCTAATGAAGCACCAAGCCTGTCAATGTACTCAGGAACATTAATCTCCTGTTGTACAACTTCAGGTCCAAGGGGTTGCAGATACTGTAAGAATCCTGCTAGTTCATTGAGATCCTGTCCTCTTCCCAATGCCTCAACACCAGTAACGATCATAGGTTTCAATGACTCGTCAGGAAACTTAGGTAGTTTCTTTTCCCTTTGCATTCTGTTCATTAGTACCGACACTAATGGTAGTTGAAACTCTTGACTTAGGACGGAGTAAACTCCTCCTAGTGCAGTTTCTAGTTCTTGATATGCCATCCGTATTTCTTCTGCTGTGACACGTTCTGCATCTCTTCTTACAGCAGAATTGTTTAGGAATGCATACGACAGTCTTTCTGTGAGTGAACGTATCGTTTCCTGTGCTACACGGAAATCATTGAACTTGTTTAATTGTAGTGTGCTTACATCATTGGCATCCCCTGTTACTATTGCACCATTGGGACTGTCTGCTAATGATTTTAATCTTGTTGTACCATTGGGCCGAACAAGGAATAGCACCTTAGCAGCAGCAGCACTGCCCTCTACGATGGACTGTGTGAGGGATTCAAGACTTTTCAAGTCTCCAATATATTCCTCTACATATCCTCTTCCATAGTCTTCAGAATCAATTGAAGTGAATCTCAATGGTAGAAATGGACATTTACCTTTCTTATATGTTCCACGACTTCCAGGGATCTCTTCTCCACCTAGTTCTTGATGGACTAACCACTTCTTGCTATCCCACTTGACACATGTATAAAGATCCACAGACTGCATAGGGTTGTTCTCATTGACAACCAGTTCCTTTGCTTCTGGAGGAAGTGAAAGTGGTGATACTGTTTCTTTGGTGATGATCTCCAATACATTACCCATGACATCCCTCTTACACACGTAACGGTCTAAGCGGAACACCCTTGCATCACCCTTCTCAGGGAGATAAAGGAGTACATTACCTGAAACTATGAGTTGTTTTAATGCTTCAAATACTGGTACACGAACAGCCCTTACTTCAATCTCTTGCATGACCATCCGTTCTATCTTAGAAAGTGCTTCTTCTACTGCACCTTTCTGAGATTCTACCATCTGTTCCAGTTCTGCATCGTCTATGACTAGACGGAAGAATGGAGCATTGGGAGGTAATAAGGAGAGAAGCAGTTTGCTGGCAAGATTATTTACACCTCTTGCACCTACCGACTGAAAAGGAGTGGGTAATATACTTGAACCAGTATGTCCTTCTTTGGGTAGTAAAGACGGTATGGTTAAAGCTGCTGCTTCTCTAGCTCTTGCTAGAAAAGTATACCTATCACTGGAATGTAATTCGTATCTACCTTGAACACTGCCAGTGACTTCTTCTGTGTCAGTGTATAGTGTGATTGTTTCTACCATATTTCCTTATGCTGCGATTCCTGACTTACCACCGCCAGGAACACTTACACCGTAATCAATTCTTAGTCCTTTTTTACCTGCTTTTTTCTTAGCTTTTAATGTGCTTTTCTTTTTATTTAAAGAGAAAAGATCTTCCTCTCTTACTACATCACCACCTCTGGTTGGATCAACACCACCACCTTGAGTTCCTTGAGGTTCTTTTTTTGGGGCTAAAATACCTGCATCCACTAAAGCTCCCATAGTGTCGTCATACGCTAGGTTGACTTGATCAGCTGCATTAGTACTCAAACCAGTGATAACATTAGTTATTGTATCTCCCATATTTTGGAGATTTTCACTAAGATTATCTGCACCCTCTTGAAGATTATTCTTATACTTTTTTATTATCTTGTTTCCAGTTTCTTCAGTCTGGGTAGTCTCACCTTTTCTGAGTCTGTCAACCTCGTTCCAAAGGTACTGACCCATCTCAAGTATTTGGTCTACATCACCACCTTGGTACTGTAGTGCTATAGCTTCATCTATAGTTATTTCACCCTCTAATATACGGTCTAACATTGACCCTTGGTACATCTCTTCTAACTTGTCAATGCCTAGTAATCCTGTTGCAGCTTCACCAGCAGATTCTACAAATTCATCAAGTTCTAATACTTCTGCTGCCTCCTCAGCAGATTCTACTCCCTCTTCTATTTGTTCTTCAATAACAGTTACTGCTTCACCAGCGGACTCTCCAAATTCCGCTCCCTGTTCTCCTATTCCTGTTACTGTCGCATCTATGAATTCAGTGGCTGACTCTGTCCCTTCTGCTATTTGTTCTTCAACTATAGTCCCTGCCTCAGTAAGGGATTCCGATCCTTCTTGTACTTGTTCTTCAGTTTCTTCTAGGAAATCACTAGCAGACTCTGTTCCCTCTGTGACTTGTTCATGAGTCCCTGTAATTGTTGCATCTATTAATTCTGTAGCAGACTCTAGTCCTTCTGTTGCTACTTCTGCTAAATCTTGCTCAGTGTTGACACTAGCACCTCCGCTATAGTCTGCTGATAGTTGATCTACCGTTGCAGTTCCGAAATCCTGGATGGACTCTAATCCTTCTGTTAGTAAAGTCGTAGTCGCTCCAGCTAGGTCTTGCGTAGTGTCGACAGTAACACCACCACTAAGATCAGTGTTGAAGAAATCACTATCAAAGGAAGGGAATTCGTAATCATCATCAGGTGTAAAAGCACCCCAATCAGTATCTAATGATA